TTTGATGCATATAAACGAGGAGATTATTTTCTTGGACTATTAGGCTCACCTGGCGTAGGTAAAACATTTTTGGCACTTTATCGTGCCATAGAAGAAGTGTTAGACAAAAGTAATCCATTTGAACATGTTGTAGTTGTTCGATCTGCGGTTCAGGTTCGTGACCAAGGTTTTGTACCAGGTACATTAGAAGAAAAAATGGAAATTTATGAGGTGCCTTATAAAGAAATTTGTGAGACTTTGTTTGGTCGTAAAGACGCTTGGGATAGACTAAAGGAACAAGGATATGCAAGATTCATCAGTACTACTGCTATTCGTGGTATTTCTATTGACAATAGTATCATTGTCGTAGATGAGTGTCAAAGTATGACTTTCCATGAATTGAATTCTGTTATTTCTCGTGTAGGCCATCGTTCTAAAATCATCTTTATTGGTGACTTAAAACAAAATGATTTGATTAAGAGTAGAAATGATGTATCAGGTCTACAACAGTTTTTAGATGTAGCTCGACACATGGGTGAATTTAGTGAGATACAATTTACACCAGAAGATATTGTTCGATCCAGTTTGGTAAAATCTTGGATCGTAGCATGTGATAAACTAGGATATTGATGTTTAATTATTGCCCACCAAAAGTCTTGGATGACTTAAAATCACAAACTTTTCCTGATGGTAAAAGATACTATACTTTACCTGATGGGACTAAATTGCCATCGGTGACCACGGTGATTGGTGCTAAAGGTAAACAAGCCATTATGGAATGGCGTAAGCGTGTTGGTGAAGAAGAAGCCAATCGTGTATCAAAGAAAGCATCTTCCAGAGGCACCAACGTGCATACCTTGTGTGAAAGGTATCTGAACAATGAGCCGTTAGGTAAGATTATGCCTGATGCGCTGGAGATGTTCCTATCGGTTAAACCACATCTCAATCGAATCAATAATATCCACTATCAAGAATGTGCTTTATGGTCATTGCATTTAGGTATGGCCGGCCGTGTTGATTGTATTGCAGAATTTGATGGTGTACTATCTGTTATTGACTTTAAGACTTCAAAGCGTGTGAAAAAGAAAGAAGACATTGATTCTTACTTTGCTCAGTGTGTTGCATATGCTTGTATGTACGAAGAACTTATTGGTCATGGAATAGACCAAATAGTTGTGATTATGGCTGTGGAGAACTCGGAACCTTTGATTTTCATTGAGCGGACAAAGGATCATATAAATACTTTATTAGAATACATAGAATTCTATTTAAACAATTAATGAGGATATTAAATGTCAACAACATTTACATGGTCAATTGACCGAATCAATACCATCCAAGAACCACAAGCAAATTTTGTGACTGAAGTTGCGTGGACTTTGGTAGGCAATGATACTAATTATGCTACTGGTATGGGTGATAGAACTGTGTTGAATCAAGTAGAGTCAACATTCATTCCTTACGATGAACTTACTGAAGAAATCGTCATTGGATGGTTGAAAGATACTTTGGGTGTACAAGGTATCGCTGAAGCTGAAGCCATCATTCAAGGACGTATAGATAAAATGATTAGTCCTCCATCTTTAGTTTCCGTAGATACTCCACTTCCTTGGGCCGCATCATGACACTTCCTGCATCAGGCAATCCAATATCAATTTCTCAAATTAATACAGAATTTGCTCTTGGTAATAGTTTAAGTTCTTATCGAGGTGTCACTTGGTATACCGATGCTGGCAGTTCTGGAACGTTTTCTTCTACTAATCTCGGCATGGATCAGTTTTATTCAAAAAGAAAAACATCTCCTTTGACAGTATCACTATCATCACTACAAAGCCAAACTTTTTATGATGCTACAGTTGGTGATGTTACTGTTACTCTAACTCTTTCTACTAATGGTACTTGGAGTGCCACTGGATCAGTTAGCGGAAGTTTAGGTTCTGGAAACTGGGCATCACCTACAACTTCTGGAGTAGGTAATAGTTATTGGGTTCGATTTACTAGGACATCAGTTGATCTTTCTGGTGGTACTTCTACAGGAACTACTGGTTGGTTGCAATTATCTTCTGCTCGAAGCGTAACTGATACCAAATATTCTTCAAGTGGTGGTAGTTTCTCATCTGTATATACTATTCAAATTTCTTCTGATAGTGGTGGTTCTACTATAGTTGCATCATGCACTAATGTTACTTTGACAGCAGTTAACGAAGGTTAATATAAAAGGATATAATATGTTCATCAAATCAAAAATTTTAGGAATTTTACTTCTTTTGATGGCAAGTACTGCATCGGCACAACATTATGGCCATCATGGCCATTGGGTGCGTACTTATGATGGCGGTTTCAATTGGGTTCCAGCACTCATCATTGGTGGTGTGGCTGGAGCCGCTATTGCTAACAACAGAAAAACAGAAACGGTTATTGTACAACAACCTTCTGTGATATTACAAAATCCTCCAGTTTATGTACAGCGCCAGCCGGTATGTACAGATTGGAAGGAAATTCAAACAGCCGATGGAACAATCTATCGGGAAAGAACTTGCACACAATAAAGTGTGTATGTAATGATAGTAAACTTGGTATAAGAAAAGTATTCTGGACGCGAGTTCGACTCTCGCCAGGTCCACCAAAAGGAGATTAGATGGACGAAGAAATGATTTACTATTACATATGTTGTGGTGTAGTTATTATTTCATTAGTTTTATTCGTAATCTTTTTTTGATGGGCCTGCCATGGTTTCGACAGGGTAACAAGTACGGTATTCGGCTATCCGTCAGAGTTGACGTAAACACTAAATCAAAATAAATGCAAACGATGAAAGTGCATATTTGATGGCTGCGTAAGCAACATCTGAGTTTTGCCAATTGAACTTGGAAACAGAATCAATTGGCTTTTAATGAATTCATATGTTTTGTGAAATTGCCAATATTAAATTGTTTTTTGCAATGTAAACAACTCATATAAATTTTATGCTTGTTTAATTCGGGTTTTGTTCCAGGTCTTCTATGACCTTTTGCATGAGTGTTACCTAACATAAATTCACTAATAATCTTTTTATGTTTGTTTGTTCTTTTAATTCCCGAACTGCCTTCGCCACCATCAGTTTGGTTTCTTAATGTGCCGGTTCCAAGGTCTTTTCTTCCATACCAACGTATGAGGCGCCTTTCTAAAGCAAATGCACCTATTTCAGAAAGATGTTTTTCGACAATTAATATGTTTTTATTATCTTTTGGTTTTTGTATTTCTTTTTTGCTTTTTTTATAGGCTCTTGTAGAAGAACCTTTTCCGATATAGTATGGTGTACCATCGATACGTAAATAAGCATACACATAGAATGAATAAATATCCATGCTGGAACTCCTGTTAAGTTATTAGTTCTAGGGATAGCAGATACGGCAAATATCGTGGCTATCACTTGTATTTATATGAGTAGTGTGTTATAATGGTTTCGGTTGGTTTCCTTAATAACCAACCAATATGTTCAACAACTAGGAGTTTAAATGAAGAAGATCGCAATCGCCACTTTGGCATTCGTAGCAATTACAGCCTCTGCGGCTGATTTTGTTTCTGTTGATGTAGATAAAGTTACAGACCTTGCCACAAAGCAAAGATCCGTTGCTGAATATGTCCGTGCAGGTAAAGAAATTGGTGGTTTACAATTTGGTTTACAATCACGCACAGCACGTTATGAAGATAATAGCGGTATGTTTAATAGCCTTGAGCTAACAGCCGGTAAAACAGTTGGAGTACTTACACCATTTGTTGGTGTTGGATATGATAATGGTAAAAATGGTGCTGTTCATAAACAGTTTGATTATGGTTTGGTTGGCGCAACAGCCGGTGCAAAAGTTGGTCCAGGCTTCTTGCTTGGTGGTGTAAAAACCCGTGTTAATTTTAATGCTAAAAATCCAAAACAAACAGTTGAATATGCTTCTTATAGCGTTCCTGTTGCATCAAAAGTTTCTTTGAACGTTGGCGTTTCTCGTTCTCAGCAAACTATCAGAGAAAAATCATACGGTGCAGGTATCACTGTAGCTTTCTAAGCTGATGAGTTTATTGGTGGTTCTCTAAAAACCACCACAATTTTAGGAAGAAAACATGAAAAGTAAACCAATACTTTTAAGCATGGCATTCTCCACAGTCATCATTTTCCTCTCATTGGTAAATATAAATCTTTATAACTTACCATTCAAAGCGAGATTCGAATCTCTAGATAAAGAGACACAAAAGCAAGTAACTTGCCTCGCAGACAATATATATTTTGAAGCCGCGCATGAGCCACTAGATGGCCAGAAAGCCGTTGCTTTCGTTACACTTAACCGACTTCAAACAGGAAATTATGCTAATGACATTTGTGGAGTAGTTACGCAAAAAACTGGTGGGACATGCCAGTTCTCGTGGTATTGTGAGAAAAAGATTACCGATAAACGGTTGACAGTACGTGATACTTTGTTGTATAATGAGATTCGAGAGTTAGCAGTTAACATGGTTATCAACTTTGAACATCTTAAGGATGTCACAAGCGGTGCAACATATTATCATGCCGACTACGTTAATCCTCGTTGGAAATTAGAAAAGGTAGATCAAATTGGAAGACACATCTTTTACAGAAGTAGCAAAGACGAAATTGACCGAAACAAAGGAATCTTATAAAATGAACAAAGAAGCAATTACAGTTATTATTTGTATCACTCTCGCAGTGTGTTCATGTATTACCGCACTCACAATTTACAATATTAATGACCGCAACAACATGGCTAAGAACATTGAATCAGCCATTCAAAAGGGTATTGATCCAATTTCAGTGAAGTGTGCATATGAAACTGGCACAAATCCTGTGTGTATTGCATACTCTATGGGTAAGAAATAATGCCTACTAAAGACGAAATTCGTGATTTCTCTTTGAAAATTGAAGAAATTGCAGACACATATAAAATTCATTGTATGGAAGCAATTGTTCAGTATTGTGAAGAATCAAGTATCGAGGTAGAAATTGCGGCATCATTGATTTCTTCACACCTCAAGGCTCGTATCAAAGAAGAAGCACAATCTGTTAATCTGATTAAGAAAGCCGCTCAGTTACCGCTATGACTGATGGTACCGGCTTTGCGGCCTTTGCCCTTTACAATGCACTGAAAACGCATTTCACTTCCAAGTCTTATGACTTCTTTAAGTACAATGGCAAGACCAATGTATCTAAAGAAACGTTCATGAAGCGGAAGGACAAATACTCGTTTTACAAATTGTCTCGTAAGTATTCACTGGATGAATTGCGTAACTTTTATTTGGCGAACTTTGTTTATGGTAGTTCAACTTGGGTCGGTGAAATGACTGGACCTGAAGGTGAAGCCGCATATAAGAAGTGGCAAAAGATTAACCAGTCACTATCTTACATTTTTAAAAGTGATATGGAAAAAATGATAGATGAAGGTTCACCGGAAGAAATGTTGATAGTGGTGAAAGGACAGCATCCTAAATTGCTGAGAGCTGTAATGTCTGGAGAAATTTCAATTGAAACTGTTGTAATATTAAACAACTTATTAAACTTTTTTCCTATGTGGGATAGAAAAATTGATGATGACTTGTTGTGGCCAAACTATAAATTAAAATTTATTAAGTATACACCATTTATTCAATACGATAAAGATAAGTCTAAATCTATGTTGCGGGATTTAATTCGAGAGAATGTCTAGTCATATGTAATTTCATATTTCCTGGACCACCAATCAATCTATGACAAATTCCACATTCTAGTTTTGGTTTTTTTATTCCAATTTGTGAATCACTTATTTTTTGTTTTGTTTCTATTGATTGTTTTTTGCCTACGTTGGCTAAAGAGAGATTATTTTTGTGTGTTTTAGATTTGGGTTTTCCGGTTTGAGAAATGGAAATTTTTGTTTTCGTTTCGATGGATTTTGGTTTTTTCATATTATGAATAGTTTCTTTTGTGTGTTTTTTACCATACATTGGATTTTTTTGACCCATAACAGAATTAGATTTTTTTAATTTTTGTTCTTTAGACCAGATTAATCCAGAAGATCCTTCACCACCATCTGTCTTATTTCTCAATATACCTGTTTGCAAATCTTTTCTACCGTACCATTTTATATACTTTCGTTCTAGTGCGAAAGCACCAATTTCTGTGAGGTTTCGTTCCATGAACACAATTTTAGATTTATCTGTTGGTGGTTTTATGGTATCTTTTTTGGTTTTTATATATGCCCTATCGTCTTTACCTTTACCAATATAGTAAGGACTGCCATCATTTCTGAGATAGGCATATATGTAATAAATACTTGACATGTGCTGTGTTTCCTGTTAGAATGTTAAACATAGAGTCCGTGGATGGTGGTACATCGTGACGGACACCCATATTTATAATGAAAGATATGAAAATGCATAAATTCAAAAAGATTTA